ACACCAACCAATACACTTCAACTCGGCTTTTATAAAGTCGGAATGCTTAAGACCTTTGGCATTGATGTTAAGTGGGGGACTTATTGGATGGCACGTCAGCACGGTGTGTCACCTCTTGTTAGCCTCGAGCAGTACACAGAGGATAAACTTGAGTACCTTGTTGCAGGATTTGACAAGGCTCGTAAAGCTGGAATATTTTTACCGAATACAAACAACTGCCAATATAAATGTGGATTGACAGCACACTGTCAGTTCTCAACGAAGATAGGATAACAAATGGAAGACTGGAAACTACAAGTTAGTTACAAGACACCTGCTGGGGATATGATTAATATCCGTGCTAATACTGCTGATGAACTCAGCGTGTTGCTAGAAGGCATTGGTGATTACTCAACACAAGTTGCAGCAGTGCAACGATTGGTTGTTGGTGCGTACAATGCAGCCCCTTTGGGGACCACGCCTTCAACTCCAAACACTACGCAATCCACATACTCCGCTCCAACCCAGGGGCAGGGTCCGTTACTTACACCTCCACCAAGCGCGGTCACACCATCAGGGACAGCGAGCCCGACGTGCATCCACGGAGCGAGAATCTTCCGACAGGGAGTGAGCAAAGCGAGTGGGAAGCCTTACGCTTTCTGGGCATGCCCAACCCCACAGGGGACTCCAGACCAGTGCAAGCCAGTAAACTAAAGAGAAGTTAATGAAGGAACGCAGCTACAGACGTACACCACAGAAGTGGCTGCGTTCTTTCTACAAAGAAGGGAATGATAAAGGATGCGCACACTTGTCCGCTCAGTTGGTCGTTCCAGTATTGGTGGAGAACCGCTCCCTAGTTGCTTTAAGGCATTCGAAAGTAACAAGATTATCATTAGGCGCTCTGAGGTTTCGATGTTCGCAGCAGCGCCTGGAGTCGGAAAGTCCACACTAGCACTGGCACTTGCACTTAAGATGAAGGTGCCAACACTTTACATCTCGGCAGATACCAACGCACACACAATGGCTATGCGTTTAGCCTCAATGATTTCAGGTAAGTCTCAGACTGACGTTGAATCATTGATGAATACAGACCATGGTTGGACTAAGGCAACACTTGCTAAAGGTTCACACATTGTTTGGTCATTCGAATCAGCACCAACACTTCAAGATATTGATGAAGAAGTGCAAGCATTCGAAGAACTATGGGGTTGTCCCCCAACTTTAATTGTAGTAGATAACTTGATGGACGTAGCCACCGATGGTGGTGAGGAGTTCGCTTCAATGCGTGCCATCATGAAGGAGTTGAAGTATCTTGCGAGAGCGACTAACGCTGCTGTGGTTGTGTTACACCATACTTCGGAGGCTGTCCAAGGTAGCCCGTGTCAACCCAGGTCCGCTATTCAGGGTAAGGTTGCTCAACTTCCTGCTCTTATATGTACCCTCGGCGTTGTTGGTACTTCTATGGGTGTTGCACCTGTTAAGAATCGATACGGTAGAGCTGATGCAGGGGGAGGACTCATGACATGGGTTGCCTTCAATCCTGAGTACATGTTCATTGATGATATACCAGAGAATGTTTAAGGAGAATAATGCTAATGGAAAAGACACTAAAGATTATGAAGCAAGAAGCATATGTCGAAGGTTGGCAAGATGCAGTAGCTGCACTAACTAAAGAGTACGAAGATAGACTTCGTCTAGTAATCGAAAAGTTTGAACTACCAAAGGAATACGAAGTAGATGACGACACGCAAGAGTCACAAGGCTAGAGGTGCGACGTACGAAACAGACATCCGAGACTGGTTTCGAGCAAATGGATACGATAGTGAACGACTTGCTCGAACAGGTGCACGAGATGAAGGCGACGTTGTTGTCCGCAAAGACTTCCTTGGAAGCATTGGCGTTATCGAATGCAAAGCACCAGGTGCAGGCAATGCCATTGACCTTAGTGGTTGGACAAAAGAAGCACAGGTTGAAGCAACGCATTATGCGGAAGCAAGGGGGCTCGACCGTTCCGCGGTCCTCCCAGCATTACTTATCAAGGCTAGAGGAAAATCTATAGCTGATTCGTATTTAGTACTAAGATTAGGAGATGTTTTCGGTGAATGATTTGCCTAGTATCAAGGCTGTGTTAGAGCACTATGGTGCTGTGATACGTCGTGACCATGGGCAAGCAAACCTTAAGTGTCCCTTTCATGGTGACTCACACCAATCAGGTACAGCTAACTTAGATGACAACCTATTCGTATGCTTCGCATGTGGTGTACAAGGAAACAGTTTACAAATCATAGCACAACAAGAAGGATGTGACATACGTGGCGCAGCAAAATTCGCAGAAGGAACTCTTGGGCATAGCGTCCAAGCGGTATCAGGAAAGCATCTATCAGGCAGAAGGCTACCTTCGAAGCAGGGGTATAACTCTGGAGGTAGCACGGTTGGCACGATTAGGCGTAGTCGAGGAGCCTGAACCTGGACATGAACAATACACAGGCAGGCTTAGTATACCTTACATAACTAAGTCTGGTGTTGTTGACATACGCTTTCGTTCTCTAAACCCTGCGGTTGAACCGAAGTACATGGGCATGGTTGGTGCAGATACAAAGATGTATAACGTGCTAGACATTGAACGTGCAGGTGATTGGATTGGAGTATGCGAAGGTGAACTCGATACACTTACTATGTCTCGTTGTGTTGGCATACCTTGTGTTGGAGTACCAGGTGCAAATTCTTGGAAGAAACACTACACACGATTGCTTGCTGACTTCGAACGCATCTTTGTTTTTGCAGACGGTGACGGCCCAGGCAGGGAGTTCGCAAATAGTCTTGCTCGAGAGTTGCCAGTTACCATTGTGGGATTCGGCGACGGAGAAGATGTTAATTCGGCATATACCAAATACGGCGCATCATTTATTAAAGAGAAGATGGGATTAACGAATGAAGAATGAGATTAATCCTTGTCCAGAATGTGGACAGCAATTTGATAATGTGTTTGAAGCAACAGACCATCTCCTCGAAGAGGATGATGAGTTCGACCCAGCATTGGTGCTACCTAATGGCTATCGCCTTATGATTGGTTCGCTACTGCGTTGTATGTATAGATATGCCGAACAGCCAGAACAGATACGAAGCATCACTCAGGATACGTATATGACTTTGTTTACAGCAGAGACACAGCCTGATGTAATACTTGATGTGATTGAAGATATGATTGTTGGCTCTAGCATGGTAGGAATTGATGACGAACTTAAACAGCTACTCGAAGATGGAGAGTGAAGAGATATGGCAGATTATCCAATACGTATCAGGACTGGGATTGAAGATACAATCCTACCACAAAGACGGCAATCAGTTAAAGATAACCTTAACGATTCCAATATTAAACGGGAACTTCACCTCGAAACATACCTAAGTAATACAGTCAAAGAACTATCTGACTTGTTGCTTAGCAAGCATAAGGACTATGGTCCTAAGAATATTTCGCAAGCCCCTGGTGGGCCTGTCAACGGCTTGCGTGTACGGATGCATGACAAATTGGCACGCATCAGTAATCTAGTCGATAGTGGTGCTGACCCTCAGCATGAATCATTGGAAGATTCATTCAAAGATATGGCTAACTATGCAATCATTGGATTGCTAGTACTACGAGGACAATGGGATAACTAATGAAGTTGCTTGACCTATTCTGCTGTGCAGGTGGAGCCTCTAAGGGCTACGCCTTAGCAGGCTTTGAGGTAACTGGACTTGATGTAAAGCATGGTAAGCGGTATCCATTCACTTACTTGCGCAGAGACTTCAATACTGTTACACTTGCTGAGCTGCAAGACTATGATGCAATCCATGCATCACCTCCTTGCCAGACTCACAGCATAACAAAGCATCTGCGTGAAGCGCAGGGTGGGACAACATCTAAGTTAGACTTGCTTGAACCAGTACGACAACTACTGATTGAATCAGGTAAGCCGTATGTGATTGAGAATGTTAAGGGTGCACCTCTTATCAATCCGATTCAGTTATGCGGTTCATCTTTTGGGTTGAAGGTGCGAAGGCACAGATTGTTTGAAAGCAATATCAAACTTGAAGGTAGCAAGTGTAAGCACAAAGAACAGGGCAAGCCTGTCGGTGTGTACGGTGCAATGAATGACAACCCGCAAGGGTTAGACAAAGCAACTGGTAAGTATGTTTATGGTGGCTCGACTGCTAAGACTATTGAAGAAGCACGAGAAGCGATGGGCATTGACTGGATGATTTGGGGCGAACTAGTAGAGGCTATACCTCCAGCGTACACAGAGTACATTGGGAAACAACTGATGAAGGAGTTAAACCAATGACAAGTAAGTCATCATTCGACTTAGACTTTGGGTACGGGCGTAAGGGTGAACAACTAGTAGATGAGTTGCTAACTGGCGGTCGTACTGTAGAAGTAAAGCGTGACCGAAAGTGGGCTAAGACTAATAACTTATACATTGAGACTGAATGTTTCTTCAAGAAGATTGAGGACTGGGCGCCATCAGGTCTAGGTGTAACCGAAGCTGCATACTGGGCGTTTGTATTGGAAGAGAGTACATTGATTGTACCTACTGATGCATTAAGATATGCAGTCAAAGAGTTTGGTAGAGAGATTACGTGTAACATTCCACCTAATCTAAGCAAAGGTTTCTTGATTACTGTAGATGATTTAATGTCCGCAACCCGACTATACAAGAAAGCAATGGCAAATGAACTGGCAACAGATTGAACCTTGGGAGTATGTGATTGTTGCTGTAGCCTCTGAGTACCACCGCAAGTTTGACATGGTGGAGTTAGAGGATATCAAGCAGAGTCTATACGAGTGGTTTGCTAAGCACCCTAATAAGGTTGATGAATGGGAAAAGATAGGTACTAAGGATGCAAAGAACCTAATCTATCGGAGCTTACGTAATCATGCGTTGGATTATTGCCAGAAATGGAAGGCAAAGAGTGTCGGATACGACGTGTCAGATTTATATTACTATGAGTCAGATGTTGTAGAAGCACTGCTCCCTGCTGTGTTGCGTAATGAATATGGTGTTACTCATAAGTTAAACTTGGGTAGACCAGGGCGACCAAGCGCCCCATCAGAAGGTGGAAACTTATCTGTCATGATGATGGAGATAGACTCCGCATACTGGAAGTTAAGTAAAGAGGATAGAAAAATACTCTTCTTCCGATATGCAGAGTCTATGGACTACAAAGAGATAAGCAATTACTTATCACTAGGTAGTGATGACGCAGCTCGCATGAGAGGTAACAGAGCCATCAAGCGACTGGTCAATAAGTTGGGTGGCTTTAAGCCGTACTACGATACTGATATTACGGAGACCACGGAAACAGAGCCATCAGAAGACTCGTCATACCAAGAATTAGGTACACCACAAGAGTCAGAACAATAAAGAACGTTACTGATACGAGTAAGAGAGCGCGTAGCGTATCGATACTACGCCCTCTACTCGGCATCAGGGTCAAACTCTTTATCGAAGTCAATCTCTGAATCAATCATCTCTTGCACCATACCCTCTAAGTCCAACTCTGCTGGGTCAACATGCAATGCTTCCCCATTCACATTGTAGAACTCTTCAATCTCTTTCATGCTAGCAAACTGCAGCTCCTCAGACTGTACATCACAGGCTGTGCAACCACCGCTCTCGCATACTTCACATACCATTTGCTATCCTCCCGTACTATAGAATCCACTGCCATTGAACTTGACAGGCGGTGCACTATACATCCTAACCATTGGCTCATTACAACTATCACAGTAAGGTATGATTTCTTCTTCAGTCATACCTCTACTGATTGTGATAGTGCTTGAGTCAATTCCACATTAGTATTCATAACTAGCAACTTTGCCATTCGCTCCCCTCTGTTGTGTATGTACCACTGCAACTTCTGCATGTGTAGGTATTGTTAGCCCAAGTATAGTTAGGCCTACATGGGTGGCCCGCTAACATCTCCCATGCATTAATCGTAAGTAGTTGAGGTGAGCGTAAAATCATACTGGCTGGTGTCATAATTATTACTGCCGACTGAATCCAACTACCAACATTAGGGAAGATTACAGAGTGTTCTGTAACTCCATTGTTAGTTTGAGACCTGTATGCTATCTCATTAACAGGTGGCATTGGTCTTGTTGGCACACCAAACATGTGCTGTGCAGATACACGAACACCTCGTGCACGCTGGAATAGTGGTGAATCAAAGTCTAACAACCCACGCATTTCCATTTCACGCTCACGTTTTTTTACTACTTGATGCAAGAACTCAGCCATCTGTTACCTCCTCGCTTGGGCTGGGAGCTGTTGCTAGTGTACCACATACAACGCACTCCATTGTTTCTGTAAAATACATTCCAATCTCACCATCATCATCAAACATAACCTTGACTAACCACAACTGCGAGCCACAAGGACATACTGTGGTTGGCTCACCACGAATGTCCATGGACTCTGAATAGTCATGACTAATACTATCTATGTGTTCACTCATTAGTAGTTACCATTCCTTTTCCAATGTGACCATGCATCGCATGGTGTGCCGTACCTGTAGTAAATGTAGTCCAACCCACGCTCTATCTGTCGTGGTGCTGGTGTATCAGGGTCAAGTCCCAACAGTTGTGGAATCCCACCCGCGTGCTTCCCCATTACACGGATAGGATTAAAGGCGTCAGGATTCCATGCGGATTCCTTACCCCACAATCTGTTGAGACAAGACCACTGATTATCTTGCCACTCGCTGAGTTTATCTCTAGCGTATGCCTTGCTATCTGCAACACTCCAAGTAACGCGCACGCCTTTGTCTGTTGTGTCCGTGGCTGTCTTTGAGTTGTCGGTTACTAGCAAAGCTGCTATAACAAGCAGCAAGAATGTTATTGATTTCATTGAATGGTTGCCCTTACTCTGTGTGCGAAGTTAATCATTTGCCTGCGATTATTCCATGTTAATGAAACATCTGCAAGTATGAGACGCTCACCTGGTAAAGTGCCACCCCAAATTCCATTATCTAAGTTCTCTCTTTTCATGCCCTCATCAAAGCATTCAGCCTTACTAGGGCAGGCATTACAGATACTAAGCGCAGTCTGTACATTAGCGATGCGCTGTCTGTACTCTGGGCTATTCTCATTGACATAGCCACTCGCACCATCACTATCAATTGACTCGCTGAACCATAGGTCAGGGTTCTCATGACCTGTACATAGACCTTGCATTGTATCCCCTATCTCTCTAGTGCTTCCTCTAGCATCTCGTCAAACTCTTCCTCAATAACTTCATCGTCCTCGAAGTCAGGGTCATTGAGTGGTGGTTCATAACTCATGTTTGTATTCCTTTCCTACTTCATACTCACCACAGATAGCCTCGACCGCCATGTCTAGGTCTCTGCGTATGCGTACCTTGTCGTCGTCAGTTAGATGAGCGATTAACTCATCAGTTAATTCAGCTTTCCATAGTGTACTCATAGTGTATCCTCTCTGTAAAGTTTAAGGTGAGCAGTTTAGTGTCGTACTCAGGACAGGTGGCGAAGTTGTTACGCTTCGAACACCACATCTACGAACCCGTCTAGGCGTTCGTGCTTAGTGACAAGACCCTTCTTGCCAGTAAGATGCTTGTATGTGCCGTCGCCTAGCGAGACCCATAATGACTTAGGCTTAAAGCGGTTCTGCACTTCTTTAGCCTTGACGATAGTGCCCTTAGGCGTGTGACCTGATGAAGTTGCGGACTCAATGTTCGCCTCTAATTCATCAGCGATGATACGGATTTCCTCAACTAAGTTGAAGAGATTTGTGGTTGTGGACATTTGTTACCTCTCGTGTTGGTGTTACTCTGTATACACTTTGCATACAGAATTCTAGTATGGGAACAAGTCGTAGTCTTTACGGCTTGTCCATTTGCTTGTGCTTGGAGTGTAGCACATACAACTATGCACTACATCTGAGCAGTCGAAACATAGCGTACATGTTGGGCAGTAGTACGGGTTCTCATTGAGGTCTACTATCTCCATGCAGTACGGACATAACTCGTTGAGTGCCTCGTCGTAAATCGAAAGCGAAGCCTCATACTCATCTAGTAGTTTATTGTAGACATCTTCTTGGTGTGTGGTAGTAACCAGCGGTGCTGGTTTGGCGTAGGTTGTACGCTTGTGACTCTGATTAGACCACCAAATACCTTCGTTATCCCATGTGCCTAGGTTCTCATTGACTAGGTACATAGGGTACTTGGCAGTCGGACTGGTCGTGAGTACTGCAATCTTGCTACCACTAGCCCACTTAGAAATCATGAGCCAGATAGTATCATCATCTAGTGCAGCTACACCACCTAGTTTAGGTAGGGTGTCCTCTGCAAATACGCGTGTGTCTGAGCGTCTATCACCATGCGGGATAGCAACATCTAACACACCATTGTGTGCTAGGTATGTACCTTCATCATCACCGACTTGGAAGGGGTGACAATTCTGCTCGTTCTTGACACCATGTGTGGCGTATCGTGCGTGCCACATGGCATAGCCGTCAGGATACTGCGCTCGCAGCTCCATGAAACGCTTGATAGATTTCTTAGCAGACATACTGCGCTCGGAAATAATCCTATCGCCAGCATGAATAGCGAAGCCGAAGCCATGCGGGTTAGCGCATGCACCAGCGTGCAAATCTGATTTACTTGGTGTGGAGTTAGGCTCACACACTACGAGTATGCACATAGTATCCTCTCTATGCTTCTTGTAGTTGTCGGTTGGTAATACTTACGCTTGCAATCTTAGGTAAGCGTGAGTATAGGTCAGGGTACAGTCCGTTGTTATCTCTGACATAATCAGCGAACCAATCCCATGTGAGTGCGCCTAGTTTAACATCATCAAGGCGTAACTCTCTCGTGTATTCGACTACTGCTTGTGTTAGGTCAAGCGCGGATAACACCCCGCTAGGGTTCATAGTACCCCTAAAGAAGCGCAGCTCCAGCGTATCCCTATTCTGTGTATTGACTGCGGAGTATCTCTCCGTAGAGTTGCGTTGTGGATTTCCTACCTTGTGCTTGAAGGACATGACTGGCTTGTCATACTCATCAAACTTATACACATCATTGAAGCGTGCGAAGTCGGTCTTACGACCCGCAAACTTCATCATCATCTCACTATTGTGATAGATGAAAGCGATAAAGCGGTGCATGTGTGCGCCACTACTGAACCCTGCACGACTGACATGTATGTGCAATCCGCAAGTGTTGGTATCCCACGACCTAGCCTTGTGGCTAGTGCGTAGTGTATCTATGGTATTCCATAGTAATGCAGAGTTATCTCTGTACTCTGTGTGCGTGTGAGGTTGAGTGACTAACTCGAACCCTGAGTATCCGTCTCGACCTATACTAGCGTCAGATTTAAGGATAGCGATAGGCAATAGTGCATTACTGGCAAACCTTGCAGCTTCCTGTAAGTCGTCACTACTACCTCTAATTTCCATCTCTAACTCGAAGCCCATGTACACACCCTTGCGAGAGTGACCCTTGAACTCTAAGTTAGGCTTGCATGAGTAATTGTGGATAAATCCACGACACCCGCAAGGTTGGCGTGCGCTTCCGCTTATGCCGTCACACTCGCAGTCGTTGCCGTTCATGCGGTACTCGTCGCAGTCGTCACAGTAGTAACACTCTGACTCGTAGCATGACTCGCAGTAAGTGCTTTCCTCTACATAGTAGTTAGACCAGTAATCAGGATAGGACTCGCTGCAACTTTCGCAGTAGAAAGTGTTATTCTCATAACATGGGGTGCACCAAATGTCACGACCGACTCTGTGTGTGTCGTCTGTGTGTGTAACATCTGAGCAGTTATCGCAACGAGTAGCACAATCTGAGCAATAGATACTATCGTCATTAGTTAGTGCGTCATCATTGGGCATTAGCGTAGAGCATGACTCGCAATAGAGTGTGCAATCGGCACACACTATGTCGCCGTCAGGCATTGTGCGCTGGTCGTCAGCATCAAGCACAGTATGACAAAAGCTGCACTCAATGTCTTGTTCATCAGACATAGGCTTACCTATCTCTATACACTAACGGGCTTTCCGTTGGTGTGGTTATCTATAATAGCATTAGCAATCTTAGAGCGCAATTCCTCAGTCTCTATCACTAGAGCCTTGAAATCGTTGCGCTTGTGTGTGTCCTGTGCTTGGCGTAGTGCCATGCGTATTACCTCAACCTCACGCGGAGTGAGGTCTAGTAGTAGATTATCGGACATGACTACCTATAATCTCTCGGACTGTGTGCGAGATTTCCTCGTTGGCATGGCGGTTTGCCATAGCCTTGCGAAATGCGTCCAGCATTACTGGATTGAGTTTGTTATCGTGCGTCATAGTAGCCCTCGTATCTGCGCAGTCTGCGCTCTAATACATAGACCCTGCGAAACGCAAGTATCAGTACCAAATTAACGGACAGTAAAGCAATCATGACTGCGAATAAATCGCTGGCAGAAAGCTGCATGTCAGTCTCCAATCTAGTCGGTTCATGCGGTATTGCATGAGTGCCACGCTGGGTCATGAACCCTCGTAGCCTATCGCTAGGCGTGGCTAAGTCTTAATTGTCGTCTAGGTGTATCGAACCCATTTCGCGCATAAGTTTCTGCATGCGCTCTTGCAATTCAATAGCCTTGTGGTCTTGCGGTCTTACGGCATGCGCTTGCTTGTGCTTGCGCTTGGCTTGTGGCTTGTGTGGCTTACCCTTGCGAGCGCGTGGCTTGCGAGGTTTGGCGGGCATGGCGGGAATTGTGAAAGTCTCGCCATTAGGTTTGGTCACTATGACCTCACTAACGCCATGCTTGGATTGAACCCAAGCGCGTGTAACGCGTGGCTTGTGTGGTGTCGTGGTAATTGAACCCATGATTTATCTCCATTTCTAGTCGGTTTGGTATTGCGTGGATAGGCGCGAGTTTCCCCACGCCTACCCGCGAACCCTTGTTGAACCCTACATAGGCTCAACTCGGTTTCGATTTATTTCAATTTATCGACTAGCGAAACTAATGCCTCTCGTTCGTCATTCTCGCGGAAATCGGGTATCCTCAATCCGAGAGAAATTGCAGACTAATAAAGTCTTAATTTCTAGGGTACGACTGCCTTTCACGATTTAGTGAAACTAGGTACTAATCGGATACCCGACTTTCCACTAACTAAATCGGTGACGCTTGTTCACCCTTACAAAGAGAAATTTACACGAGAGGTAGCTGCAACTCAAATCAAAATGAGCGTGTCGGGAAAAAAAGTTTTGTGATACCCGTCACATTTATCCTGAGAATTTCCTGAGATTTCCCACTTTCCCGCGTGTCGGTTTGACTTATGCAGCTCGTGATGGTACGCGCCTAGAAATTAGGGCAATTCGGACATGGCACGCACCTACCATGAACCGACTCAAAACACCATGATTTCCCCCTGTGATACTCGTCACACTTTCCAGCTCGGTTTGCACCATAAAGAGGTATAGAAATCAACCCGCTCTTCCTGAGAGGTTGCTGAGAGATTACTGAGAGAGCCTAGTCCTAGTGTGAGTTGGGTCACACCTAGTAATGCTGAGAGTTTCCTGAGAAATAATTGTGTGCCCCCTGAGAGTTTCCTTAGTGCTGGGGGATAGTCGGTAAATAGGTAAATCACTTAATCGCTAAGCAGACTTATAGATTTATCGACAATTCACATAACCCTAACCCTATACTAGAGACTTAGACAGTTTGACCCCAGATTGTTTAATTTGGGTGCTGGGGTCGGATATAGTATCCCACAAAAAATTTCTGTTATATTATATCAGTAGCCCCCCTATATATAGCCCTGACCAGGGCTTTTAAAATATATTCACTTTGGTTGTTCGGTTTTGCGATTTGAACAGGTTATCTTATATGTATAGAAATACATATACGGAGTCGCTCCGTTTAAGACTCCGCGACTCCTATATATTATATAATATATTATATATATGGGGAAGTTCTGCCGTTAATCGGCTAGCGTTAAATGACTGTAAATGATGGGGACAACTGATGGGTAGAAAACCTGGGATTCAGAATATCCCTAAGCGCGAGGCGCAAGAAAAGGCCCTGCAGCAACTGAGTCAGGGTAGCACGATTACCCAGGCTATGGCCTCTGTAGGCCGCTCAGATGTAGCCTTCCGCCAGTGGTGTGCAACAGATGTTGAGTTCAAAGCCCGTGCCGAGGCTGCTCGCCTCGAGGGTAAAGGCATCAAGACTGACCTAAAAGAACTGGGCGATATATCCTTTCCCGACTTCTCTGAGCAGTTCCTGGACACTAAGCTTTTCGAGCATCATCTTGACTGGGTAGATTTGATTGAGGGCCGCGAGCCCCGCTGGTTGGATTCAGCCATGACCTACGAGCCAGGGGCTGCCAACCGTGTCCTAATTAACGTGCCACCTGAGCACGCCAAGTCCACAGTCATTACGACTAACTACGTCGTTTACAAGATTGTGACTAACCCCAACGCCCGAGTCATCATTGTTTCTAAGACTCAGGGTATGGCCCGCAAGTTCCTTGGGGCAATTAAAACTAGACTTTCCCACCCAGCCTACACCAAGTTACAAGTGGCCTTCGGCCCCAACGGTGGATACAAGGCGGATTCAACACAATGGTCTGCCGACATGATTTACTTAGGTACAGGCCGCGACTCTGGCGAGAAGGACCCTACGGTCCAAGCCCTAGGTATGGGCTCTCAGATTTACGGTGCACGTGCTGACCTAATTATAATCGACGATGCTGTCATGGGCTCCAACGCTCACGAGTGGGAAAAGCAGCTCGAGTGGATTCAAAAAGAAGTTATTACACGTCTTGGACGACATGGTAAATTAATTATCGTTGGCACTCGAGTTGCACCAATTGACCTGTATAAAATGCTGCGCGACCCTCAACAGTGGTCTGGTGGCAAATCACCCTTTACTTACTTTGCAATGCCTGCCGTACTTCAGTTTGACGAGAAGCCTGATAACTGGAAGACGCTGTGGCCTAAAACCACAATGCAGGAGAACGAGATTGATGAGCCTGACGAAAATGGACTTTATCCGAAATGGGATGGACCCTCGCTCTTTACGCGCCGCTCTGAGGTTGCACCATCTGTTTGGGCTATGGTCTACCAGCAAGAAGACGTACAGTCCGATTCTATATTCTCGCCAACAGCAGTTGCAGGATGTGTCAACGGTATGCGAAAGCGCGGACCGCTTAAACCAGGTACTCCAGGGCACCCGCGCAGCGGAAACTCTACATACACCGTAATTGGTTTTGACCCTGCCGTATCTGGGCGTTCTGCGTTCGTAGCTGTATCTTACAACCGCGATGATGGTAGAATCTATGTACTTGACTGCGTCAACATGTCAGACCCTACTCCTCAAAAGGAGAACGCTCTGATTCGTGAGTGGGTCGAACGTTATCACCCGCAAGAGTTTCGTGTTGAAATTAACGCACACCAGAAGTACTACGCTATGGATACTGACCTGCGTAACTATCTGGCTACTTATGGTTGTCAGTTAAACTCACACTTTACTGGTAAAAACAAATGGGACACATCCTTTGGTGTAGCATCTATGTCTAGCCTTTTTGGTACTATGCATGATGGTCGATACCAAGACAATGGTCTAATCGAACTGCCAAGTAACGAGGGCTCTGAGGGACTTAAGTCTCTTGTACAGCAACTGATTACTTGGAAGCCAGATACCAAAAATCCCACTGACTGCGTTATGGCTCTATGGTTTGCTATCATTCGCATACGCGAATTGATGCAACAGTCTTCACAGGTCGGTCAGTATCAAACAAACCGCTGGGCAACCAGAGCACAAAAACAACAACGCATGTCACTTAATCTTGACGAGGCTTTTGCTGAGCAATGGGTTGACACTTACGGTTAGGAATAATCATGGCAGGAAGTATAGGAAATATCGGCGGACCAACACCATCTACTCGCCGCCAGGGTGGCATCATGGGCATTGGTGGACAAAATGTTAATCCAACTTATAAAAATCAAGGTCCATCAATTGCTTCAAGAATTAAAAAATTATTTGAAGATAAGCCAAAGTACACATCTGAGGAAATTGTAGAAAATAAAAAACTGCAAGCACAAATTGATGCTGCTTCTAAAAAGAAGAACAAATAATTTTTTGACACTACGTTAGGATACCAATGGCAAAGTCAGCAGACGCAGCAAAACTAGAAGCAGAAAAGAGAGCAGCAAAAAATAAAGCCTTAGCACTTTCCGCTAAAGGTAAATTACAAACTCCAACAGCAGAAGCGGCACGCCGTGCTCCAAACAAAGAAACGGTAAGAATTCGTACTAACCCTGGCATTTCAGGTAAGGGGGGTTCAATGGTTGGCGGACTATATAGGCCTATGGGCGGCGGCGGAATAAACCAATACAACAAATAATTTTTTTAATACTACGTTAGGATACCAATGGCATTATCAATGGAACAAGTTGCGGCAAGAGTTGAAAACCTTCGCTTCCGCAACGCAGAACGCGATGGTCGCAACCTCGACGTTCTTGCTGTCCGTAAGGGCAACATTGCATCTGTCTATCCTGATTTTTTCCCAGACGGAGTAGATGCTAATGTAGTTGCAAACTTTATTGACATTGTCGCACGCGACTTGTCAGAAGTTATGGCACCACTGCCTGCAGTCAACTGTTCTGCTGCCAACTCTGTTTCAGATAGAGCACGTCAGTTTGCTGACAAGCGCACACGTATTGCATCTAACTACTTCTCGCACTCTGACCTTTCAGTAGCGATGTACCAAGGTGCTGACTGGTACCTAACCTACGGTTTCCTCCCATTCTTTATTGAGTTGGATGAGGAAGCAAAGATGCCACGCATCCGCCTAGAAAACCCACTGGGTGCTTACCCAGAATTCGACCGCTACGGACGCTGCATTGCCTTTGCAAAACGATACATGACTTCTTTGGCAGAGCTAGTCTCGTTATTCCCTGAGTACGAATACTCCTTGCTAGGTGGCCACGGCTACCGCCAGGATTTAAATACTCAGATTGAAATGATTCGCTACTTTGACAAAGACCAATCAATTATCTACATTCCTACAAAGGATAACCTAGTACTATCACGTGCTAAGAATCCATTAGGCAAGATGATGGTTGTAGTGGCACGCAAGCCGTCTATTGATGATGAACTACGTGGACAGTTTGATGATATCTTAGGTATCCAATTGCTTCGTAATCGCTTTGCGTTACTTGCAATGGAAGCTGCAGAGAAGTCAGTACAGTCTCCTATTGTACTTCCACAAGATGTACAGGAACTACAACTAGGTGGAGATGCTGTTATTCGTACAGCAAACCCAGCAGGTGTTCGTCGTGTAGAACTTAATATTCCAGCAGGCGCATTTACCGAGCAAACACTTCTTAATCAAGAGTTACGTGTTGGTGCTCGTTATCCTGAGTCACGTACTGGTAATGTTAACGCATCTGTTGTTACTGGACAAGGTGTACAAGCTCTTATGGGAGCCTTTGATACACAGGTTAAGTCAGCACAAGCAATCTTTGCATCGGCTCTACGCGATGTAATTAGCATTTGTTTTGAAGTAGATGAATTAATTTTCCCACAAGAAAAGACAATTCGTGGAGTTGACTCAGGCTCGCCTTACGAAATTACATATAATCCACGCAAGGATATCAAGGGTGATTACTCAGCCGATGTTCGTTATGGAATGCTTGCAGGTCTTAACCCTGCACAGGGACTTATCTTTATGCTACAGGCACTTGGTGGTGGGCTCATCTCCAAGGACATGGCAATGCGTGAACTTCCATTTACAGTTAACGTAACTCAAGAACTAGAAAAGATTGAAATCGAGAATATGCGTCAGTCATTACTCGGTTCCATTACTGCACTCTCTCAAGCGATACCACAGATGGCAATGCAAGGCCAGGACGCTTCTGAAGTAGTGCGTCAGATTGCTGCTGTCATCAAGGCACGCCAAAAGGGACAGGCACTAGAAGACGTCATTGAAGAAGTCTTTAGCCCGCAGCAGCAACCAGTTCCTCCTGCTGGGGAACCACAAGCGGTTGAGCAACCGTCCCCTGTTCCCGCTGGCA